GATATAAAGGTTTGGAAGGTAAAGGTTTGTATATAGTAGATACTACGGCCTTTCCAAGGCCTGTCCAAATAATAAGACGCAAATCTCACTATGTGAGACATTCCCAAACCTCCATAGCCCCATATCAAGTATGCTACGCATATCACACATATAAAGGTTTGTCAAGTCTTCCCCAAAATGGCGGGGGATCAAGAAGGATAGCCAATATCCCTATTGACATAACAAACCCTATATACCTGATAGAAAGGTTTGGATGATATGGCAGATATAAAGGTTTGGGATATAAAGGTTTGAAATAAATAATATTGGTGGTTTTTTTATTTATCAAACGGGAACCCCGTAAGAGTATAATAGAAATACCAAACCATAAAATAGTAAAAGGAGAATATATGAGAACAGGTATGAGCCAAGGCCCTAGAGCCTTAAGAGATATATCAGCAGTAAATGAACCACTAAACCTTGACTTCACATTAGAAGAAAGTGTTAGAAAATCTATCCTACAAGCGACATGGTTAGATGAGGTAGATTTGGGAGCAGCCAAAGAAGCAGTTATGCTTGCCCAGACTATGGATCAATTTCCTGATAGGCGACATCAAATAGCACCTATCCTAATTGGCCTATTGTCAAACCTTGGTTTGCTTAATAATCGCAAGACTACGGAAATGTCTCCAGCAGAAATGTTGCAGGCTATTGCCAACGGATAATATTCCAGTAAACTGGAAACCCACCTATTGGACTGAGCCTCTTAGCCAGGATTTCACGACTGATGGGGAAAAGGTTATTAATATTTCGCAAACCTTATGGCGTTTGCCTGAGAAGAATGATGAAATATTAACATTAACTGACTGGCAGAAGTGGCTTATTCGCCATGTCCTAGAGCGTTATCCAGATGACTATTATGACCCTTCAAAGGCTGGTAGACTGCGATATAAGCAGGTAGTCATATCAATGCCTAGGAAGAATGGAAAGTCCCTTCTAGGAGCCTTATTTGCCCTATATGGGATGTTGTTACACGAGCCTGCCCCTGAAGTTATCTCTGTTGCTGCCTCCGCAGATCAGGCTAAAATTGTGTACCGTCGCCTAAAACACCAGGTAGATTCATCTGAATTGCTTGCACATTTCTTTAGTAAGTCTACGGAACATAGAGGACTTTGGACTAAAGATGGTACAGGAATGTATAAGGTTATTGGAAGTAATGTTGCAACTGCTCAAGGCTTGCATCCATCAATGGTCATATTTGACGAACTTCATGTGGCCAAAGAAGATGTATGGACTGCCATGTCGCTTGGTTCTGCTACCCGCACAGATGGGTTAACCATTGGCATCACAACTGCTGGCGATGACACATCAAACCTCTTGAAACATTTATACGAAAGAGGCATGGCTGCTATTAATGGACAAGAAGACTTGGAAAGATTTGGATTCTTCTGTTGGGAAGCACCAAAGGGCTGTGCTATAGATGATGAAGAGGCAGTGCGTAGTGCTAACCCTCAATTGGCAAGTGGCATTCTAAATTGGGAATCAGTCAAGAATGAACTAGCCACAATGCCTGAGCCTGATGCAAGAAGATACCGTTTAAACCAGTTTGTCTCATCTATGAACGCTTGGATACCAGTAGGAGCGTGGTCTCAATGTCCAAACGGTAGACCATCTAACCCTGAAGTGTTTGCTGTTGAGCGTACCTCTGGCTGGGAATATGTCAGTATTGTAACTGCTCAGATGCAAGAAGATGGAAAGATTGCTACTGAGTTGGTGGCATCATTAAATAATACTAACATTGATGAAGTAATTAATGTATGCATGGACCTAGCAAAATATGGAAAACCTTTCATCATGGATTCAAATGTATTGGATGACTTAGGGGCTGCCTTAAAACAAAAAGGATTAAGGGTACAGATGACATCAAATAAAGATATGATCTCTGCATCAAACAACACATATAGTAGAATTATGAAAAAGGAGTTAATTCATCCACAAGATGAGATAGTTACCTTGCAAATGCAACGAGCAGTACGCAAAAATAGCGGAGAATCCTGGAGGATTGCCCGTAAAGATAGCGGGACTGATATAGATGCAGCAGTAGCAACAGTATTGGCCGTTTGGTTTGTGGAAACACAAATAAAACCACAACAGATGGTTCATTGAGGAGAAATAAATGGCATTTAGAGATAGATTAATCAGCAGACTTGGTTATGAAGTAGAACCAATGTTTGTTCCTGACACAGAAAATCGTGGAGTAGCAAACACTGCACCAGTAAGAGATGCAGTTACTGTAACACCAACTACTGCACTTAGTCTTGTTGCTGTTTCAAGAGCAACTTCTGTATTAGAAACTGCAATCATGCAGATCCCTGTAAATGTTTACAGAGGTAACACAGCATTGCCAACACCACTTTGGTTAGAAACACCAGACCTTGAGAATCAAATTTCTCAATCAGAATGGCTTGGAACAACATTAATTCATATGGCAACTTATGGAAATGCTTTTTGGTATATTCAAAGAGGTCAAAGAGGAATTGTAAATATTACAAACCTTCATCCACAAGATGTTAGTGTAACAACTGATAACACAGGTAAAATTATTTACTCATATGGTAATAAAAATTATTCATCACAAAATATTAAACATCTTAAACTGTGGCACAACCCAGGTTCAGTATCATTGCTTGGTGAAGGTCCACTACAACGCCATCGTTCAGTATTGCGTTCAGCACTTGATTTGCAAAATTATGCAGACAATTGGTTTAGAACAGCAGCAGTACCAACAGGCACATTAACAACATCAGAATTTCTTTCTGCAGATGTAGCAAGACAAAATAAAGAAGCCTTCGTTGCATCTCAGCAAGAAAGAAGTATTGCTGTCCTTTCATCAGGTCTTAAGTACGATTCAATTGCACTTAATCCTGAGCAGGCACAATTCCTAGAAAACCAGAAATTCATTACACGCCAAATTGCTATGATGTTTGGTGTTCCAACAATGTATCTTGGTATGGGAATTGAAGGACAGGGCATGACTTATGTCAACGGTAACGAGGACAGAGCAAAGTTATTTGAAGATGGATTACAGCAATATATTGTTCGTATCCAGCAAGCAATCACTGATCTTCTTCCAAGAGGACAGTACGCTGAATTTAATCTAACAGAGTTCCTTCGTCCAAATGTTAAGACAAGATATGAGTCCTATGCTATTGGTTTGACAAATAGATTCTTGACAGTTCCTGAAGTCCGTGAGATGGAAGGCATGTCAGAAATTCTTGAATCATTACCAGACACACCACAAGACCAGGGTCCAGTTGATGTCATTGATAATCAACCTATGGCCTAAAATGGAGTAATGAATATGACAAATATGATTACAAGAGATTTTGAAATTAGAGCATCCAACTCAGAGACTCGTGAAGTTTCTGGTGTTGCCGTGCCTTTTAATGACACAATTGATATTGGCGGAGGACTAAGAGAAAAGTTTGCACCTGGTGCAGTTGATCTAACATCCAATGTCAAACTATTTCGTGACCACAAAGATATTATCGGAGTTGTCACAAATATGTCTGAAGACGAAAACGGTTTAAATATAACCGCAAAGATTTCAGAAACATCACTTGGAAATGAAACACTTAACTTAGTTAAGGATGGAGCAATCCGTTCTTTCTCAGTAGGATTCATTCCAGTAACAGATGTTAAAGAAGGAAACACAATAATTCGTAAAAAGGTAGACCTTAAAGAAGTATCTTTAGTGGCTTTCCCAGCATACGACAAGGCTGAAGTACTTTCAGTCAGAGAAGAAACCAATCAGGAGGAAATATCCATGGAAAACACAACACCTGATTACACTTCAGCAATTGAAGAAGTTCGTAATCACGCAGAACAGTTGGAGCGTCGTCTAGATGTTATTACATCAGAAAAGACAGCAGCAACTTCAGCACCAAAGTTCCGTTCATTCGGAGAATATGTAAAGGCTGTAGCATCTGGAGATACAGAAGCACACCGTGAATACACAGGTCCAACAACAGCAGATACAATTATGAAGAACGCATGGGTTACAGATGTAATTCAGGTTCTTAACGCAGGCCGTCCAACATGGTCAGCACTTTCTTCAGCAGGACTTCCAGCAGATGGAAACAATGTTGAATACCCAGTTCGTGTAACAAACGGTATGGATGTAGATGTCCAGGCTGCAGAAGGCGACACACTCGCATACGGTTCAATTGAAATCACTTCAGCAACTTCACCAATCAAGACATACGGTGGATACACAAACATGTCACGCCAACTCGTTGAGCGTTCATCAGTTGCTTATGTAGATGCAGCATTCCGTGCAATGGTTGCTAAGTACGCAGCAGTTACAAACGCTGCTGCTCGTGCACACCTAGGCACAGCAACAGGCTTCAATACATCTTCAGTAGCAGGATGGGATGCAGATTTAATCCTTGAAATGCTTGCAGATTCAGCAGTTAAGGTTAACGGAGACACAGGTAAGGCTCTTGAGTTTATCCTTTGTTCAGCAGATGTTTTCAAGGCAATCGCTAAGACAACTGATGCTTCAGACCGTCCATTGCTTTCAAACGCAGGCGCAACTGTAAACACATACGGTTCAATCAATCCAGTAGGACTAACAGGAAACATCCTTGGTCTTCCATTGGTACTTGACCCATCACTTGCTAACGGTTCTCTATTCGTAGGTAACTCATCAGCAGTAACAACATTTGAATCAGCAGGTGCACCACTTCGCCTAACTGATGCAGATATCACAAACCTAACCAACACAATGTCTGTATACGGATATGCTGCAATTGCATCTCTTGATCCAAAGGCAATGGTTAAGGTTGCTAATCCGCTTGACTAATTAATTAACGGGAGAAGATTATGGACTGGACAGACTTAAAGGCATATGTAGGTGCATCAAGCACTGATGATGCTTATGTAGAAGAATGTTGGGATACATCAAAGGACTTAGTTGCAAGTTATATTGCATCTACTAAAGTTCCTGTTGGAGTATTGAAGCGTTGCTATCTTGAGGTTGGTTCAGAACTGTTTAATCGTCGTAATGCACCAATGGGTGTGTCTCAATATGCAACTTATGATGGTGCCCCCATCAATACTGCTAGGGACCCACTCGTTGGTGTATATCCTTTGCTTAATAGATATATGGTGAGATTCGGATGAATTTAGCGGGAGTAAGATCAGACTTAGAAAGTGCCATCATTCTTGGTGGTATCTCAAAGGTTTACAAGTATGTACCAGCAAGACCTAATCCACTTTGTGCGATTATGGAACCTGACACTGAGTTCATTACTGTATATGCAAATCAATATGAAGCAGACTATGCTTCCAATTGGAAAGTACTTATATTAGTACCTTATGCAACTAATGAAACAGAGACAGAAAATCTTGATGACACACTTGACAGTCTTATTCCAGCAATTTGGGAATACACTACAGCAAGAACATTAACCGTAGATAAACCATTTATTCAAGAAGTAAATGGCTCTAGGTTTTTAGCAACAAACATCAATATTTCAATAGATATAGAAGGAGGAAATTGATATGGCAAGAATTAAAGGCAAATCAATCATCTTTGAAGTTGACGGAACAGAATACTCAGGATCAGTAAGTAATGTTACTTTCTCATCTGCAGTAGGAACACTAGGTTTCGGAGATTACGTAGATAGTTTAGATTTTACATGTGCAGTCACTGGTTTCCAGGATGTACAAGCAGTATCACTATGGTCTGAGTTGTTCAACAACCCAGGTCAGACAGTAGATATCACATACGCACCACACGGCAATGCCGTTGCAACTTCAACACAGCCACACTTTACAGCGACTGGCTATGCTGAGACTGTACCAGATCTTGGTGGAGCAGCAGGCGAATACTTCGTCTACGATATCAACTTTATTCTTACTGGCAAGCCAGTACGAGTAACAGCATAATTAAATAGGTCGCTATGGCAGAAGCAATAGAGATTTCTGTAGAGAATGTTAAGCAAGTACAAAATACTCTTGACAAACTTTCTATAGAACTAGAGAGGAACAGTGCTCTTAATAAAGAACTCAGTTCAACTCTTTCTCAAAAGGCTTCTGCCTTAGCACCATATTTAACTGGTGCTCTTGCATCATCTGTACAGGGTAATCCTTCTGACACAAAGGCTCAAATTTTGGCAGGTAGTGTAGCAGTACCATATGCAGGAGTACAAGAATACGGATGGCCTGAGAAGAACATCAAAGCCCAACCTTATTTAAGACCTGCAGTGTTTAACAATATACCGTACATCATTGAGAAATACAATGACAGCATTAAAGAGAATATAAAGAAGTACAACTTAGACTAATAGGAGGCAGTAAATGGAACAAAACGACTTAATGTCAACACTCAAGTGGAAAGAACTTGCAGAAGTTGAGGCATATCTAGACATGCCAATGGATGAATGGACAGAATCAAAGTCCAAAGCAAAGTTAGCATTTGCAATGCAATACATGATGGCAAAGCGAAATAACCCATCCCTTACAATAGAGGATGCAGAAGTAATGACAATTTCGGAACTATCTGAGGTTTCAGGAATGAATCTTTCAGACCCAAAAGAAGTGACTTCAGCCTAAAAACAATGGCGCAGTTCTGTATAGAAACAGGATATACGCCAGAACAATTTTGGGAATTAACATTCTCAGAATACAGTGCGATGGTTGAAGTGTTAAACAGGAGGAAGTAAATGGCTCAACAGATTATCATTGATATCGTTGCTGATACCAAAAAACTTACCTCTGGTATAGATGATACCAACAAGCAGTTAGGTGGCATGAGCAAAAGTCTTAAGACTGCTGCTTCTGCTGCTGCTGGCTTGGCTTCAGCCTTTGTTTTAAAGCAAGGAATTTCATTTCTTAAAGATGGCATAACAGAGGCAAAAGACGCTGCTGCAGCAATGAGAGCAGCCACTGCAACATTTGGTGCTGGCTCTAAAGCATTAGACCAAATTACTAAAGATGCAGAAAAGTTTGGTAAAGAATTAGCAATAGACAATGATGAATTAATTAAGTTAGGAACTCAACTAGGTTCAAGACTTCCAGATGATGTAAAGGCTTCATCAGTTCAACTTGTCAAAATATTTAAAGATGTAGAAGCATTTACTGGTGGTGCCGTATCTGCTGAGGCTGCAGGAAATAAACTTGCCAAAGCATTTGCTGATGGTAAACTCAAAGCAACAGAACTACAAAAGGTATTTCCAAACCTTTCACAATCTGTTTATGATCAGGCAGAAGCATTATCTAAAGCAGGAAAGAACACTGAAGCACTTAATCTTCTTACTGATGCTGCTGCTAAAAAATATGGAGATGCTGCTTCTAAAAATGTTGATGCTACACAAAAGTTTAATGTAGCACTAGATAATTTTAAAGAAACACTTGGCACAAAGGTTTTGCCAATATTAGAAAAGGGAATTGATTTCCTAACAAAAATCCTTGATGCATTTGATAAATTGCCAGGGCCAGTACAAAATGTAGTATTAGCATTTGCAGCAATTGTTGCTATTGGAGGACCTCTTCTGACATTTGCAGCAAGCATGTCAACAGCAATGACAACTCTTGGAATTACATCTACAGCAGGATCAGTTGGACTTAATCTAGTCAGAGTTGCTTTGGCAGGGCTTGGTATTGGTCTTGTTATCGCTGCTATCGTACTTCTTGTTCAGAACTGGGATACAGTTGTTGATGTTGTTAAAAAGGTTTGGGAAAAGATTAAAGATTTTGGTGAATGGTTCTATCCATTTATCAAAGATACTTTTGAAAAGGTTTGGGATAAGGTTAAAGAGGTTTGGGATTTAATTTGGAATAAAACCAAAGATATTGTCACAAATATTATTGATTGGGTTAAAAATAATTGGCCACTACTACTTGGCATATTAACTGGTCCATTCGGTTTGTTTGCTGCATATTTAATTAAACATAAAGATGAAATTCTTGAAACTCTTAAAACTGGCTGGGAAGCAATTAAAACAAAGGTAGTTGAAATTGCTGAAGGATTAGTTAAGGGTGTTTCTAGTTGGTTCAATGCACTTAAAGATTATTTTGCAGGCTTGTTTAAGAAGGGCGCAGACACAATATATTCAGTGCTTGAAAATGGATGGAATGCAATTAAAGAGAATACTCTTGCAATTTTTGAAATATTAGTTACAGCCCTTCAAATTGTTTGGTTAAAAATTGGTAGTGTTATTGTAGACAATGTTTCAAGCATTGTAACTGGCAGCGTTAATAAGTTTAATGAACTTAAAGATAAAGCAATTCTTGCATTTAAAAAGTTGCAAACAGCAGCCTCAGAAATCTGGGGATTGATTAAAGATTATATTGGTAACGCAGTAGATAACATTAAGAATAAGTTTAGCGAAGTCTATGGAAAGATGATTGAAGTAGGTAAAGATATTGCTCGTGGTATTGCAGACGGACTTACATCAATGACAGGATGGTTTAGAACATTACTTGCTTCTTGGATTAATAACAATATTCCAGGATGGGTAAAGAAGGTTCTTCAAATATCTTCTCCATCTAAGGTGATGATGAATATTGGTGAACAAATTACTCAAGGCCTATTCTCTGGAATGCAGACAACAACTAATCAAGGAATTACACTTCCAACTATAAATCTTGGAACAGGTGCTGCATCAACACAAGCACCAATCGTTGTAAACATTACTGCTGGTTTGGGTACTGACCCTTATACACTTGGACAAGTTGTTTCTGATGCCCTCAGAAAATATGGAACAGTTTCTAGAAATGCGGTAATCAATTAATGAAAATTGATCAATATGTTAGCCTTAAGGTTAAATTAAGAAATCCAAACGGCACAATTCAAACAACCTGGACAGACTATTCTGAAGGTACCTTATCAATTAATATTGACAGAGGTGTTCCAGATTACGCAGGTATGTGGTCACAAGTTGATATTGGTAAAGCAATAATTAGAAGTAGAAATATTCAGGTAGACCCTGCAGTAAATTCTCAAATTGGATATGGATGTCCTCTTCGTGTTGAGGCTAGTGGAGTTCCAATATTTACTGGAGCAATATATGAGATGAATGTGGACTATGTTCCAAGAGATACACAGATTATAACAATTACAGCAATGGATTCTCTTGCAGAGTTGGGTCTTGTTAAAATTTATAATGTGGAACAAACAGGTCAAGATAATGTTAAAAGAACTAATGCAATTCCTACAAACTTAGCCAACCTTCTTAGAGATGCTGGAGTAGGAACAAATAAACCACCAAGAGTCAAGGCTGCTGATGGATATTGGAGTGTTGGAAGTTCTGGTGGAGTTCCATATAGAAAAGTAAACATTTCTCCATACAATCAGCCACTTAGTGAAACCAATAATTATGGAAGAACAATTGCAACATATTATCCATACAATATGCCAGACTCTGTTTATTCAATTGCTTATCCAACCACTCCTGCATATACATACGGAGCAACACAAAACAATGCAAACTTTACAGGACAAACACTTTCTGCTTGGCAAGTTGCAAATAATTATGACACTGTAACAAAATATAGTTTGCGTGGTGTCACAGACACAAACGATCCTTTCTATTCATATAATAACAATTATCCAACAGGTGAATCAAATAGTCAGCCACAGCCTGCATCAACTCGTGGACTTTGGAAGGGCTGCATTACTGATGGCTCAGAAGATACCATGACAAACTTTTATTTAACAGAACAATCTGAAAAAGGTTTTGCATTTGTTGATGCAAAAAATAGAGTTATTCTTATTAGCGAACTATTTTTAGAATGGGGAGGAAGAACCTCAATTCCAATCAAGGCATCATTTAAATCTGATGGAACTGGATTATCTTATGATTCTGTATCTGTTACAGATGGTTCTGAAAGAATTGTTAATGATTTAATTATTCAAAATGTTTGGAATAACAATGTTTTAAGAATTTGGGATATTAACAAATGGACTATACCGAATTCTAGTTCACTCTACTACAATCTTTCAATTGGTTCAAAGACTCAGCCACCATTTGATGCTTGGACTCAATCTTGGGAAGCATCATCAATGACAAAGAGAAACTTTACTTATAGTGATGCTACTTCTATTGCTAAATATGGAACAAAAACATTAGTTTTAAATACAAATTATGGATGGACATTTGGTTCATGTAATGCAAGCGGAGTAATTACTAATCCTAACTTTGATAATGTTAAATATCACTGTGATTTGTTGGGTAGTGAAATTATGGCTGCTTACTCAACACCAACAAGAGAAATCAAAACTTTGACAGTAAGTCCTAGACCAGATAGCATTCCGTCAATAAAAGGAATTGATATTTATGACAGAATTAATATTGATCATCAAGATAACTCTGTTTCGTTTGATAATGATTACACAATCGTTGGTATTCATCACAGAATAACTCCTAACTCATGGACAGTTGATTATGAACTGTGGAATGAAGAGGGTTATATTTAAATTTCTGGGCTGCCTCCAGGAAAAGCAAAACCCTCCCACCATGTCTGATAACTAACGGGAGGGTTTTGTTAATACCAATTTTTTAATTTTTGATGTGCAAGGGCCTTACAAACGCTGCCTGAATATCTATGCTTAATGTATTTATCAAACCTAGCAACCTGTGATTTGAGGGACAACTTAGTTTTAATATTCATTATTTGAAATAGGCCATATGCTCCAGATGTAGAGTTTCTGGAATTTAGATTAAAGTTTGATTCTTGTTTTACCAAACTCATTGTGCATTGAATTTCTTTGTCTGTATAACCTATGCTTGATAACATCAAGGTCAACGAAACAATTATTTCAATCACTCTTCAGTGACTGGTTGCACCTCTGGTGGTAGTTCCACAATAACCTCTTTAGGCTCTTTCTTACTTTCTTTAGCCTTGGGCTTCTTTGTGTCGTAATCCCAATCTTTGACAGGGATGAGTTTGCCTTCATAATATACATTCTTAGCCATGATGCTCCTTTGCAAGAATTGTGTAAATATCATCTACACGCTTCTCTAGTCTTGTAATTTGATCTTTCATGCTGGACCCTGAATTTGGCTTGAGTTCAGATAAAAACTTATTTATCATCCATTTGGAAAAGCCAAAGAAGGCTCCAAGGACTGAGACGACCCCAGCGAAAAGGGCAGCGATTATTTCAGGGTTAGTCAACATACATATATCATACAATAAGAGTATATTCACTTGGAGGAATTATGGAAACCCTAAACTTACAGCCACCAACTATGGAATGGCGTGTTTATCGCAATGATGGAGCAGTCATGACTTTGGCATTGGTAGATAGCAATAATGCACCACTAGATTTAACCGATTGGGACTTTGCGGGTAAAGTAAGAGAATTTCCTTCAGATGCAACAGAATTATCTCAATTAGGAATAAACAAGAATGAAAACATTCTGACCGTTACTTTAGATACAGCAGACCTAACCTTGATGAGTTATTTTGACATTGAAGGCATAAATAGCGTCACATCTAATGTTTCTACAATCATTAGAGGACAAATTTTCGTTGAAGAGGATGTAACACGATGACAATATCAACACTATCTACAGGAACAGTAACAATTATTGGTCCTGATGAAATTAGACTTTATGCTGCTGGATTGCAAATTGCACAAGGCCCTCAAGGAATTCAAGGCCCTCCTGGTGCAACTGGTGCCACTGGAGCACAAGGTATTCAAGGAATTCAGGGAATTCAAGGAGCAACTGGTGCTCAGGGAATTCAGGGTGTTAAAGGTGATACTGGAAATACTGGAGCAACTGGTGCTCAGGGAATCCAAGGAACTAAGGGCGATACTGGTGATCAAGGAATTCAGGGCATCCAAGGAATTCAAGGAATTCAAGGATTAAAAGGCGATAAAGGCGATACTGGTAACACTGGTAATGCTGGTGCTGATGGAGACCGTTATCACACAACATCTACAACTTCATTAACAATTGCAGCAAGCGGAACTGTTACACCAATTCTTGCTGATTTAAATGTTGATTATTCTCCTGCACAATCTGTAATCATTGCTCATGATGCTAACAATCATATGCATGGTAATGTTATTTCTTATAATCCAACAACAGGTGCATTAGCAGTAGACTTAAAAAACAAAACAGGTTCTGGAACATACACATCATGGACTGTTAACTTAGATGGTGCTGTTGGTATTCAAGGTGAGCAAGGAATTCAAGGTATTCAAGGCGTTAAGGGAGACCAAGGCGACCAAGGAATCCAAGGTATTCAGGGAGAACAAGGCATTCAAGGAATTGAAGGTGCTAAGGGAGATACTGGAGACCAAGGTATTCAAGGAATCCAAGGAGAAACTGGAGCCCAAGGCATACAAGGAATTCAAGGTGAAACTGGTTCTCAAGGCATTCAAGGAATCCAAGGCATCCAGGGAATTCAGGGTATCCAAGGAGATGATGGTAAAGGTTATAGAATTGAAGTAACAGGAACATGGACACTTGGTTCAATTCCAGGCAATGACATGTACTTCTTGATTACACAAGCAGAGTCAGAATCATTGGCTTGGGCTAATGGAACTCCAATGATTGTATATTCAGCAGCAGACCCAACAAAATATGCTTATGGTGTTTGTTATTACAATGAAGCATTTGATGGAGATTATTACATTTCTTTGCTTAAGTATGAAGTATCTGATCCATCATACACAACAAGCAATTGGGTTATTGATTTAACTGGTCTTAAAGGACCTGCAGGAACTAATGGAACTAATGGTGTCCAGAATGTATTTGTTTCAGCAACTGCCCCAGCATCTCCACAAACAAATTGGATCTGGATAGTTATTTAAGATGTCTAATTTAAATTCTATAATAAATTCCTACCCAATACAATATGGAATAGAATTTAATCAAACATTTACATTAAACCCAACCGTAACTGGTAACGGTTCAATTGGTTCTGGCAATAAATTTACACTAAGCAATCAATCAGGTAATCCAGTTTGGTATTCAAACATTGGTCCAATTGGTGGAAAAGGTTCTTGGCTTTTTCCAAATGTAGCAAGCCAAGATGGAACAAGTGTTTCAACAGTTGAAGCAAACATTCCATCTACTTGGGCTGATGGAGATTATTCTTTAGGTTTTTGGGTAATGAGTCCAGATCTTGCAGGAACTTATTTCACTCCAATGCCAATTATAAATGTAGGAATGACTGCTGGTGGAACTACTGATGCTCAAATTGCTATTGCAAAAGATGGTGCAAATTGGAAGTTTGCTTATTCAGTAGATGGTGGCGCAACATATGCTGCATATACTCCACCAATATCTCAAGATGTTTGGTATTTTGTAACAATTAGAAAAGACCTAGCAAATTCACAAATATCTTTTGGTTTAAATACTCAATATGTTTCTACAGTTACTAATACAACTACTGGTACTGCTAGGCCAATAAAAATTGGAGCCATTGGTCCCCTAACACTTCCTGATGTTTATATAAGCAATTTCTATATTGCACCATCATCAGTCATTGGCACTGCACAACAGCAACAAATTTATAATGCTGGTATTACTCCTCCTAGGGTAGTAAAGTATTGGAATGGGTCTGCCTGGATAACATCATCTGATCAGAAGGTTTATAACGGAACTGCTTGGGTTGATTGGAATTCTCAACGATGGTCAGGCTCTGCCTGGGTAGGCGTTTAAAGCCTTCTAAGGCCGTTTTAAGCCACTTTTACTGCTTTTCCATATCTAGGTATAGGCCCAGCCATTTATTCTGTTTCACAAGATAAATAAGCATCGTCCAACCATTATATATCAATTATAACAAAAAGTTATAAACCAGATATTTCTGTATAAAGTCAGGGGATATAAATTGTTATCAAATTGTTATAATCAAAAGCCTAAAAACCAGAGCATCAGAGGCAAAGTTAGTGTATACTTAAATATATATAAGAAAAGAACTATATCGTAAATAGGTTTTCTAGAAGATATCTTATATATAGAAGATATATAGTATATAGCAAATACAGTTGATTTGACAAACTGATTATATCAATGCTATAATGGATACATGGAAACTAAAGAATGTGTTAGATGCAAAGAAACCAAATCAATTGAACAGTTCTATAAAGCCAAGAACTATGCTGATGGCCTAGATTACTACTGTAAGTATTGTAGAACAGGGTCAGCAATAAAATCTCACAGGGGTGGCAACAAGAAGCCTTGCACCATTGAATTCTGTGATAAAAGCCATTATGCCAAGGGAATGTGTAGAACACATTACACCAGATGGAACAGAAATGGAAGCCTTGATTCGCTTCATGACATTATTGAAGACAATAAAATATATCTATATGGCAAAAGGGAAGTCTCATACCATCGTGAATATATGCTTATGTACAGATATAAATTAACCAAAGATAAATATAACGAAATGATAAAGGAGGGCTGTAATGTTTGCAAGAAGTACCAAGAAAGGAACATTCATGTTGATCATGATCATGCTTGTTGTAATGGAAGTTATACTTGTGGCAACTGTGTTCGTGGGGTCGTTTGTAATGCATGCAATCAGAGTATTGGCAAATACGAGTCAGGACTTATTCGCCCTGATCATCCAATGATAGAAAATATCAAGCAATACTTAGAGGCATATGAAAAGAGGTCAGCATGAGTAAAAGAGGCAGACCACCAAGAGTAGAGGATAACGGTATACATAAGGTTCGTTATTATGAACTAAGTAAAGTCACGGCAGCCAATTCATATAATAAAATGATTCATGAGCGATTATTGGCGGGATATAAGAAACTATTCAAAATAGTCCATGAGGTAGAAGCCAATCAACAAGACATGATTACCATTAACAAAGCAATAAGAGATGCTGGGTTCTGATATAATTAGTTGTGCCTGAACCTAAATATGGATATCCTCATACCCCAATGTACTACCTGGGCAGATATAGGACTACTCAAAGGCCTAGGCAGTGTCGTAGATGTAAGCAAAATGCATACTACTACCATGATGACTGGGATTGGGTATGTGCAGCACACCTACTTGATTTAGTCAATATAGGTGGTTTGGCATTCAATTGGGAGGACTACCCAGAAGTATGGGAAAGAACAGAGAGATTGCTCCAGAGGGAGCCACCATCGTCTTCTACTGTGAAGAATGCGGATGCGGATACGAACAATGCTGCCCTATGGGAAGACCCATTGGATGGGTTGGACTATGAGTAAGGCTAACCCCTATAGTTCCACGGAATATAAGAAGAACAGACTCCTTACCCTTGAGGGTAGTAACTATACATGTCATTACTGTAATGCTCCTGCTACTACTGCTGATCATATAATCCCTGTCTCAAAAGGCGGGGGACATGAATTAAGTAACCTATTACCAGCATGTGTCAGATGTAATAGCAGTAGACAAGATAAGACCCTTATACGCCTAAGATACTTCAATAGGAACTATGCATGAGCGTAAGGTATAAAGGTTTGATAGATAAAGGTTATGAAG